CATAGATCCAAGATCTGACTTCAGCGGAAGTATAAAACGCCAGGGCCCCGGCCCGAGTGGTTGCGACCACTAGACCTAGGTCTTGACTAGCGTCTCTTTGCCTATAGGAGCAAGGGATGCGAAAGTCGGCTATTTGCAGATAATGAAGAACCGCCTAGGAGGTTTCTCTGCCAAGGAACAAGATTCCTTGATAGCGCGAGCAGCTCGGTTCCCCGAGCACGTCTTGAGAGACATGCTCGCATCTAATGCAAAATTCTAGAAATTCTAGAAGGAGAAAGATTTCACCCCCGAAACGCTTTTCGATCTTTTTCCCAGCTATCAGTCCTTCCAGGACGTAGCACTCTCCCTCGCTTCTAGCAAGGTCCAGCATAGCCCATACAAGTTGATAACTGATGGGGCTTCTTACAGTTTAGGTCCAAATCTCGAACTACTGTCTATGCCAAACGGATTTTGCGGCTTGCACGCCCTCTTCTATCTTACAAAGGGCTCCAACCTTGTTCCTTCACGTAAAGGTCCTGATGGTATTGCTCGCTATGCAGATGTTGACGAGGAGTATGAGTTCCTCACCCCTATGTGCTCTGGGGAGGATAACGACTTCGGGTGGGTTGACCTCCGCTCGATGTTCTAAAGCCGCCAGCCAGCAGGCTACCTCCCTGGTAGTACCAGCCTATCTCTACTTAGGGCTTTCGCCACTGAGTCCATTGAAGTCCATGATGCCTAGATCTTTTACGACACTTATGTCCACGAAAGGCTCACCACTCTCACTGGTCTCAAAAGTAACGCATACGTCTATAAGCCGAAAATCATTGTCGTTCGCGCTGAATAAGGACTATGCCACGCTTTCGTCTTGATTGACCCTAGGGAGAAGAAGGTAGCTATGACCTTTAGAGAGATGTACGCCAACATCCGATATAACCAGGAGGTTTTTGAGAACCCACAGGTGAAGATCTCTAAGAAGGTGGCAGCTATAGCCAAGCGAGTCGAGAGAGCCTCTACTGACGCTGAGAAGCTCAAGGAGCTCTTAGCTGTCATGCCTAAGCATTGTGGCACTGACCTAGCTAAGGTCAGCATGGAGATACTGGAGAATCAACTCTTGCAGCAACCTCAAGAGCTGCTTATGTGCTGCCTATCTTGTCGCAGATTGTCTTCAGTTTTCCATAAGAAAAGGTGCCCCGATCTTTGGGCCAGTGAGGCTCTCCCGAAACCTGTCATTCTCCGCAGCAAATATGTGCCTGAAAAGAGAGTGATCGCTGGCAGGAGGGCTAATTAAATTAATGGGAAAGCCTCCCAGGCTGATGAGATACTGGTCTGTAAAACGGACATATCCATCAACCATGATAAAATCTATACTACTTAGACCGAGAGATACACAGCATTAACTCTCAATTTTGGAGAAGACACTAGACCTGTCTTGAAAACACACACGGACTCCAAAATTTCCGATGCGCAGCTATATGAGCTGGCCATAGGTCAAAGTAATGTGGATCATTAATAGGCACGCAGGGCTGGAGCTTCAGCTATAGACTACTCTGACGGCAAATTCTATGCTGTTTTCAGAGGAGCCCCCTTGAACTCTGCGGCTATAACCTTCTGCCAAAACTTCCATCCTTAGGGCTTCAGCACCCTCGATAACGCCAATGCCCCAAAAGGCAGCACCCATTCCTTCTGTAGATACTTCAACAGTGGTTTGGCTGCTGATAACCTCAACCGTGCCATGGGTACTGGAGTTCCCGTCTTGACCGACCTAGGATCAAAGCACCAGATGATGACGAACTTGTTATCTAGAGCCGTAACCCGCAAGGTAATGGTCTCTCCTGATTTGGTTGCCCCTAGCGAGATTGAAGGGTTCTCCACACTTGTGGGTAAGGGCTACGAGAGGTTTGCCAATGCCTTACCAAAAAGCTTGAGGAAAGAGTTCCTCCTAAGGTGCATTAGGCCGAATGAATCTGACTATGACAAACTCTATTGGGCTGAACACGGCCGAAAAGCAGGAGTGTATGCTTATGATTGCATCTCCAAAGAGCTTGTCTAGGACGATGAAGAAGAGTACCGGAACGTCAAATTTGCAGAACCCTATGGGTACGTCGACATGAAGCAGAATGATGACTTTGGAAATTACGCTTTTGTCCTCAAACGCTTCTGGATTAAACTTGAGTTGTTCTAAGGAACCCTTGAAGACTACGCTGCTTCTATTGCGCGAAAGAGCGTCAACAACATCTATTTCTTCCCCGCATTGGGAAACATACTCTGTAATGATGTGCACTACTACCTTATGCCTTTGGTCAACTTGCTAAGCCTGGCTAGGAAAGATGTACACGTCTACAGGTGTTATGACCTTTTGTAGATTGATGTCGACGATCTTGCGTGTTATGATGAACACATGCTGAGTTCCCACACCCAGTACGTACAGAAGTGTATCAACGAGGCTACTTCTGAAGATCACAAACGGCTACTAGAGATAGTCAAGAACTGCCACCACCCCCAATTCTAATATGACCTGCTTAGGCATCGTCATTCAAGCGTGCTCACTTCATCAGATGTAGTGACACGATTTGTAGAGTTGACTGAGATATCCATTGATTTAGTGGCTACCATCCTTCATCAGATGTTGGATGACGCTAGCTTGTTTATCAGTGGAGGTAAGTTCATGGCTACCGTAGGTAGATACATATTACCTCACAACGAAGGAGAATATTAGGTACACGCTCCCCTTGAAATAACTAGTCGACCCTTCGACCTTATTCAGGAGAGCTCCAAACCCTACTCTTCATATAAGGAATATGTTGACAGAGTGAGTCAAAAACTCTTCTCCGTCTCAATGGTGACCTCCGGCTCAGGTTTAGCTTACGAACACCCGCATCTCTGGTTCAGAAGACCCACTTTCCACTGCTCAACAGGTTGGTATGATTTTTTCTCGAGCCAAGAGTCAAACGCTCTTTCTGGTCTAAGAAAGCTCATGCCTACAGTCGGCATATACAACGTAGCTAATATAGATCTCTAAGCGTAATGGCTCCACCAAGTCTTAGCTGGCAAGATCGCTCATCTAGCCACCGGGCAGAAGCATATCGCCAACCTGACGAGAGATAGACAGGCTCCCATGACAGCCGAATAGATCGATAGTGCAGTATCCAGAAATCTAGCATACACTATTCGATCTCTTTGCCCTCTCTTTAAGGTTAGACGTGACGCTATATTCCAACAGAACGTGGATTACACTTTTGGCAAGCTGCCCGCTTTGCCTGTCAAAATGGTGTTCTCCACTGCTCTGAACAGGAACTGGAGTGTCGAGGTGGTTTGCGACAAAGTCTCATCTTATGACACGCACAAAATCGCCACTCTCATTCCTGTTGTCCGAAAAGCTCACGACTACCTATCCAATCGCGAGAACAAAGATGTCTACAGGTATTCTGCTTTTGACAGTCAGGATGATGCTCTCAGTCTTTAGGAGGCCAACAAGAACTATTAATGGTGGTCCCTCCTAGAGCCCAAAACTTGGTTTAAACCTCGTGTGAACTAGGTATCTGTCTAGAGATACACTAATAGAGTTCTACGAGACTTTTAAGCTATTAACGGCAGAGCCGAAGACGCAGCCATAACCCGACCTAAGGTAACGCCCCTTTCAAAAGATCGTACCCAATACCAGATGGAGGCTGAACTTGCTAGGGAACAACCTTTTGGAGACGTCTTCCCTTATGCTAAACTCCCCGATAGGGCCAAAGAACCCATGATTAAAATCCCACCTAAACCCATCGCTATGACGAGGAATGATTACTTCAAGGTAAAGGATGTTTCTCAGTGGTCTGGCTGCTCTAGTGCACTCCTCAACCCTGAGGCTCTACAGGAGTTTCGGGACTTCGCTGAACACCACCCACGCTGGTAAGTCATAGGCTCTAGCCTTGTACCTCCTCGCGATCTAGCTCTCTCTAGCGTCCTTTCAGGCTTCTAGGTATTGTCTGGTGATCACAGCAAACCCGGGACAATCAATGAGTTCGAGTTCAACTCCAAGGCAATTGCCAACATCTATTCAGCTTTAGGCGACAGATTCTTTAAGGCTCAGTGTCAAATCAGTGACATTGCGGCCCTTACGTCCGCCGCTGATAGGTTTATGGCTAGGCTCTAATCTGAGCTCACTCCTGAACTGTGGGAGCCCCAAGACCCTTTAAACTACTCTGCGAACAACTTCGAGAGTCTAGCCAAAACTCAGGCATACTATTATGGAGTCCAGAGGGCCTGGTTGCATAGAGACTATGATCGAGGAGCTTTTGTCCTTATGGTCAAATCGGGGGAAGTCTATTACACGACCAACTAGTGTGTAGATCCTATGAGCGTCATTGCCTCCGAGAGACCTCGAGGCATTATGGTGCCAGAATCAGACGGACAGAAGTTCTCCGCCAGCCTTTAAACCCCAATCTTGCTGGGTCTAGCCTCAACTTACGATGCATTCATTTATGGTTGCAACACTGAGGAGATCTGCCGCAGGTTCAACAAGGTTATTAGGGTTGGCTGGAAAGCGCTTTGTATTGACGGATCCAGCTTCGATTCCACCCAGCACAAGCAGATAATTGGCCTCATCGATGTCCGTTTCCTCAAGTTTGTCAGGCCCTTTATAGTGAACCACATGAAGAAGCTCGGCCCTGACCCTGAAGGACATGCTGATGCTTGGTTAGCAGCTTAGGCGGAACTAGAAAGACAGCTATTCGTGAAAGTGCCTGGCATACGAAACATGCCTGGTATTCATCACGCTAGAACATGGAGCGACAAGCAAAGAAAGAGCTTCGACCGCTACATCTGCCGCGCTAAAGCTGACTACATCCCCTTCTCCTTCGAAGGCCTCACTCCCAGCGGAGATGCCCTCACCACTACCCTAGGGAACACTCTGCGATCCCTCTTCTACGCATGGGTTTATTGTGAAGGTATAGCTGATCCTTTCTCCTCTTCTTAGGTGAGAGTGTTCGCGTCGGGTGATGATGTGGTGTTCCTAGGTGAGCCAGAAATACTGGCCAAGATCCAACAAGCCATACTCTCTAAGAGTAGCAGAGACCATCTAGGACATACTCTCACTGGATAAATAGTCAAGAGCGCTCAAATTACCGAGCTCAGAGAGATAGAGTTCTGCTCTAAATGGTTTTTCTGGACTAACGAAGGCTTGATGGCTACCAGAGATTACAAGAAGACGCTCTGCACCAAAATGCACTACAGTAAGCAGAACGCTGCTATTTATCACAATCCTGATATATATGCTGCAGCCATCTACGAAGGTGTCAATTCTGAGAAGGCTTCTCAGCTCATTGAAGACATACTGTATAGCAGAATGGTGGATCCCACTAAATTGCCAGTCGGTAAAAAGTATAAGGTGTTTGACAGTTACAACCTAATCAGCGCAACTGATTACATACTTGAAGAGTAGATCAATCTACGCCTTGGAATAGGCGTGTCCACCCTCATGGATGCCGTCGAGCGTAGGTAGCTTGTAGTGTGCGGTACCCTCGACGGTGCCCAGAAGGGTCGACAAATGAAATCTTACTCGGAAACCGTAGTAAATCTAAACGGTGTTATGACCGCCTGGGAGCAATGCATCCTAGCAAAACATTACCCAGGGAAATACGATGCTAAATTCGTAGCAGGAATGAATCAGGTCACGTCAGATACCGGAGTTCTTAGAGCCCAATAGACGCTAAACAACATAGCCTAGTTCAACACGTCATCTGAAACATCTTCTGCACCAGGTACCACCACCTACACTATAGTCCTGTATTGCCCAGCTATCTCTTCCATCTACTCCAGTGCTCTGGCCGGCAGGGCTTCTGGTGTCTGCATAGGATAGACAGCCTCATTGAACGTCGCTAACTTTGTCAGGATCGCTGACTTTGTAGACGTCGATGGAGCCTACTCAATGGTGGATATCTGGAAATCTGATGGCACCGGCATATTCTAGAACGCCATGATTTGGGCGCACGAGATGGATATCGTATTGAACGGTCCTCTCGCGAATACATCAGGAGTGGTCTATTGCGGCCATTTCCCTTTCGGTTCTCTATTGTCGAGCAATAACGATACCCAGAGCAATTTCACTCTTAGTTAGTTGATTAACAACTGTTCAAAGCAATTCAAGCTAGGCCAAGAGCCAATACAGTTAGTCAACGCTATAGTGAACAATGATCTGGTCTTCTCTATGGGCATGACATTCGATGAACTCGAAACCAATCACAGCAAGTTCTCCAACGAATACGTAGCGTACGCTATTATTGAAAACGCATTTCGCAGCATTGACACTGGATCTTCTGTCTAATACACCATAGACATCCATCACTCTGCAAATTACGTTGCCAATCCCAAAGTCGGAGATTCCTTCGCTCAGTCTATCAACTATAAGACCAACATCAACAGAGTCACAGGCGGTATTCAAGGTCAGCAATATGTCATAATGGGACGAGCCGAGATACCAGACGATGGTTTAGTAGGTGACAGACCTATTGGCACTAGAACCAAAAGAGAGAAAGCAGCAGCATCTATAGCAGCCGCTGCTCAAGTTGCAGACCCAAAAGCAATGGCCCGTTTACAAGGCCTGCCCAAAGAAGTCCTGCAACGAGGAGCCCAATACGCCAAGAAGAAAACGGCAAACTATGGACCTGTCAAACAATTCAGGAAGCTTCCTAAACCTGTCCAACAGATGGCGAAAGATGTAGTCAAAGATCTCGTCCTCAAAGGACCTAAAGACGCCATTGGAACAGCCATATCTTATGTACCCACTCTCATGAAAAAACCTCACTACAAGAAGGTAGCCTAAGCACTCGCTTGGGCCAAAGATTTTGCCGCCGTTGGTGGACCTCTGCTCTCAGCAGGGATACATATTATGTCAGGATTCCTCGCTCCTCGAGATACCTTGTCCGACAGAGTATTATCTACAACCTATGAGTTCCATCTCGGATAGGCTTTATCTCCCCTCGAATCTTTATCAGACCCACGATATACTTCCATCATAGAGGCCATTCGTGCGGACCTAACGTTCTTCCAGACCCAAGGACGTATCGTGCTGCGCAGCGATTTGCCAGTACTTTTTCCCCTCCAGGAGACCAAGAGCACCCGCAGCTCTTCCAGGCCTCTCACCAGGTGAACCGTCGAGTCTACTCCTCAAGAGTCACACCGCTTCTGCCGTGTCGGCTCTTCTAGACTCCCCGACGTCACCCACAATTCAGCTTCTGATCGATCTCCTCACACGATCAGCTCCAAGGAGTACAGCTCCTCTGACTTACAAGGTCAGATGCCCCTAAGGCCGGCTAATGAGACTAAACCACTTCCCCCAGCTGGAAGATTGGTTAGACATTCTAGTCCGCCCAGCAGATTTGGAAATCTGTAAACATACTGAAATCCTGAAAATGGTACCAAGTTGCAATATTGCCTCCCGG